CATATCCTTGATATAGGCGTCGCTAACCCTTTTAGAGTCATAGCAGGACACGCGACGTGTCCACCACTCATCCTTCAATCGGTTATGCGTGTCAAAGAAAAACCCGCTGGACTTCGTTGGGTTACCCAACAAAATCGTCACAGCGTTATGCCCCGACATGGAACCCGCCGCCGCCTCGAACACGGACTCAGGAATCCCTGATGCTTCATCCGCCACAAGCATCACATGGTCCGAATGCACACCCTGCAACGCTTCAGGTTGCTCGGCACGCGATGTACGGGCGGAGATGAACGACTCTTGAGGCGCCGCACGCATCTCAATGCGATCGGTCTTAACCTCCAAACGATCACCCCAAGCATTAGGCAACTCTTTCACCCAACGCTTTAGCTCGGCAAATAGGGCGTCGTACAACTGGCTCGAAGTCGGCGCAGTCACCACAATCTTTGCAGGACCGCGCGTTAGCATGTACCAAATCATCGCCCAGGAAGCCACCGTGGACTTCCCAACACCGTGGCCGGAGCGCACGCTGATCTTGCGCTCGCCGCGGGATATGGCCTCCAAAAACTCCACTTGCCAAGGGTCAGGATCAACCCCCAACACTTCGCGCACAAACAACGGCGCGTTGGGCCTGTAGCGGCGCACCAGCTCAAGGTAGCGCTTAAATATTTCGTTATTAGGCGTGTTCATAACTTGCCACCGCACGATGCACCAAGGTATGCGTCACCGCCATACCAAACTGATCCTTCACCATCTCAGCAATCTTGCGATAGCTCTTGCGCTCTTTGGCTTTGTCCGCCATAAACATCAAGATGGGATAGGTCGATTCATCCTTCACAAGTTTGGCCGACTTGCCATCACCATCCTTACGAAACCCAAACGGCACATGACCGCCAACCCAACCACCGGCTTGCGCCTTACTCTTACGCCCATCAGCCATGCGCTCTGCAATCCTGCGTCGCTCAAGCCTAGCCACTGCCGCCATCAACGTAAAGAAAAACTCAGACCAGCTCGACCCATTGTTCACCGGGTCCGTACCCAGGGCCAGCACAATCATCTTAACGCCTTGCTCCTTCCAAGCCTCGGCCATCGTTAACGCGTCAACCGTGTCACGAAACGCACGATCCAATTGCGTCATAACCACCACATCACCTGGCTGAAGTACCGCCACTAAACGCGAACCCGCTTCACGCTTGGCAAGTTGCACGGAACCGCTCACACCTTCATCCGTAAACACCTCGCCCACATCATCGCCGCGAATCAACGCCAATCCCTGAATCTTCCTAATCTGCTCGGCTAGCGACGTGTTGTCTATCTGCTCCTGCGTACTAACCCTTGCATAACCATAAACCGCCATCTCGTTCCCCTGTTTTCGTTACTTGTTGCAAGCGTAACAGTGTTTCGCTCACTTGTGAAAATTTTTTTGGGGGCCGTTCGTCGGGGCGATGGGCGGTGTAGGGGGGGGCGAAGCACAAGTTGGCGGATTGCAGCGGCAGGGCACAAAACAACGGTTGCAGCGGCAGGGCACAATTGCCAGGTGTGCGAAGCACAAGTTGGCGCGTGTGGAGTGCCGCCGAAACTCCGCCCCGTCGATCTGCTGACGGGGGGGGTAATCGGTCAGATTGTCAGTTTTTGCGCGTTTGCGCGACAATTGGTGCGTTTGGTAAAGCGATCAAGACGCGGTTAATCATGCTGCGTTGCATCAATTGTCAGTGCTTCGGTTTGCTTGATCGCGTGCCAAGCTTGCGAGTCGATGTTTATCGCCACGACTGGCGCGCGATTCTCTGCCCATGATCGCGGATCAAGGCGCGCAGCAAACCATTTGCGCGTATCAACGCGCAACCGCGGATCGTCTTTCGCCTCGTCGGCAATCGTCAGCGCCTCCTCCGCCAGCGCCGAAGCTCGCTCCTCGCGTGCGCGTGTGTACTGAGCGCTGCGCTCCGGCGCCAGTAGCCACCTATTCAAATGCCCTTGTTTTACTCCAATGCTTTCGGCTATAGCCCGGACACTTTCGCCAGCGCTTATACGCTCGAGAATCTCCTCCTCGCCTATCTTTTCGATAACCGCAAGCGCTGCCCGCTTTTGTGGTTGTCCCGCCATATAAACCCCTCAATGGTTGAAATTGTCCGACAAACGGATGCTACGCCAACAGTTAATTATGATATTGTTTCGCTTGCAGTATCAATCGAAACACTAAAAGGAGTCTTAATCATGAAACGCATTATCAACGGAAAAGTTTATAACACTGAGACAGCGGAAAAGGTTGCATTTTGGGACAATGATCTATTTGCGAATGATTTTGGTTACATGTCAGAAGCGCTCTATGTAACGCGCAAGGGCAATTATTTTATACACGGCAAAGGAGGAGCAACAAGTAAGTATGCAACGCACGCCTATGGCGGGCGCATGGCGGGAGAAAGTATTGTTGCCATAGCCGAAAAAGACGCTCTCGAATGGTGCGAAACAAGAGAAATTGATACTGAGATTGTGTCTTCGCATTTTGAAATTGAAGAAGCATAGAAGGAGCCAATATCATGCGCAAGCCAAACGGATTTGTTTTTTATCGCGGATTCTCGCCAATCGATCAAGCGCCAATCGTCGGGATCGCGGTTTTTGAGTCTAGCAATGTCAAAACCGGGAACATGGTTCAAACGTACATCATTCGATCGGATGTAAACCCTATTACTGCCGTCAATACTGGCAAGGATAAAAGCATTTGTGGCGATTGTGTTCACCGCGGCAATGAAAGCCAAAAGCGAACATGCTACGTTGATTACTCCAAAAGCGTTAACGCGGTTTATAAAGCTTTCGAGCGCGGATCCTATCCCGATTTTTCGCACAATGTAAAGCTTGCAGCGCTCTGGTTAAAGAATCGCAAGGTTCGTTTAGGCGCCTATGGCGATCCCGCCATGATTCCCGCGGAAAATTGGCTTGAATTGCTCGAGCTCGCCAGTGATTGGACCGGTTACACGCACCAATGGCGCGAACCCTTCGCACAATCGCATCGTGAGCTGTGCATGGCAAGCGCTGACAGTCTTAGCGATCGCGACGTTGCGCGCGCTATGGGCTGGCGCACTTTTCGCGTCATCCCGATCGGATCAGCGCTTAAGCTTCAAAACGAAGCAATTTGCCCCGCCAGCCTCGAGGGTGGAGACAAAAAACAATGCATCACGTGCGGAGCATGCGACGGCGCTTTAAAGCCAAGCGCTGCATCAATCGCTATTGTCGTACACGGAAAATCAGCAAAACAATTTGCGGAGGTTTAAGCCATGCAAGCTTTAATTGATTGGACCATAGCACTAATTTTTGGCGTCGCACTCGCGTGCGCGATTTTTTTTAACCTTTGAAAATGATTGACATTTAACCTAAGCCCTTCGGGGCTTTTTTTTCGCGCGCCAAGCGCTTCGCGCACTGGCGCCATTTTGCGTTATTGATCGCCAAGCGCTTTGCGCACTGGCGCACTGCGCACGCCTAAGCTTTACGCTTGGCGCTTGCATGCGCTCGTCGTAATACTTTGAAGGATAAAGCCATAGAATCGCCGACAATCGATTTTCTCAAAAGCATGTAGGGTGATAGCCATGGCCCTAAAAAATCGCCTACAAGGGCGCTTTCCGCGCGCCTATGGCTACGCCAATGCGCCAATGAAGCCTAAGCGCCATTTCGTAGGCTTTGCATCACGTCGCATGGCTATAGTGGAGAGAAACGCGCAAACACGATGAACCAACACATAGTTACGCTTAAGCGCAACCCCCATATTAATGTCTTGATAACAATCAAAAAGATAAGATTTAGTTTTCAATCCATTGAAAACTTTGATTGCTCCATAGCCTTTAACGCGTCCTTGCTCAACGCGTAAGCCTGATCACTGCTTCCCTTGTACACCGGACCAATATCTTCTTCCGCCATCAGCGTCAACACCTCAGCGCCAGGCATTGCCCGTTTAATGCTCACCGCCTGCGTGAAAAATTCCTGCTGCAAGATAACCGCCACCTCATCCATCGTCCAGCAGTCGCACTCAGGTCTCATTGCCGCGTAGGCGTGGACAGTTGCCGGATCAGCGCAAATCGCAAACACGCTCCCGTCATCCCGTTGACCCTCCATAACACTTACCGCCAACGGTTGAGCGTTCATCGCCTTTGCTTCAGCCTCCAACACGTCATAAGCCCGCATCATCCCGCCACAAGCCAACCTATACGCCTCAACGTCTCTCGCTTTCCTCGCATCCCTACACCGCCATAACTGCTTCCAAAACCTTAACCGCGTTTCCTCGCTCACGAGTTCCGCCAAACGATCCAAACCCCAAACCTTATCCGCCTCACGCTTCCGCTTCATCACACTGACCGCCACACTATTCATCGCCAACACGATCTGGTCATCCTCTTCAAAAGGATTCTTCAACCGATCCTCTGATCCGCCATAC